CCCTCTCTTTTTTTGAGGCCCGGCACTCTTGATCGCGGCAGTGTCAACTCCGTAGTGCTGGCGGATTCCCTTCGATACCCACGCGGGCGCTCTGGAGTTGAAGTCGGAGACGGTTCGCTGGATCGCTGCCTTGCCCCCGTTTTCGAGCTTGGCGATCTGCTTTGCCAGTTTGGCGCCGTCCTTCATGGTGACAGTGAAGGCGCCGCTGGTATGTCTGCCTGATCCTGAGTAAAACAAATTGCTCATGTGCGCCCCTCCTTTCTGGTTTTGGGTATAAAAATACCGCCTTGGGTTTTCCCTTGGCGGTAGCGGTTCGCTATTTTGTTTTGGTTCCGTCCGGCGTGAACTCGTGGAGAACATTGTCCGGCGTTTCTATTCGGATCATGTTCCCGGATATTGTGGCCGAGAACTGGAGTGTCGCGCGTCCTTCGGAGCTGTAATGGATCTTTTTCCTCCAGCTCGCTGCGGTAGATAGGTTGATCAGTTTAACATTGACGGCCGGGATCTCTTTGTCGTTCTCGTCGTAGTCGCTGTCTGTGTCGTATACTACAACGCAGAACTCAGGGGTGAGAGCCCATGCGTCGAGGATAGCGTCCCCGCAGAGTTTCTTCGTGGCGGCTTTTTCCTCGCTCAGAGTAAAAAGAGTGCCTTCGTCGCTCAGTGCGTAGCCGATCCCGTCGTCAGTTATAACGGCGTCCTCTATGAGTTCCTCTGTTTTCCTTATCCGGATTCCGCTCGCCTTGGTTGCGATCGCGATTCCCTCGTTTGCGTTTGCGTCCATTCCCGTGAGAATATAATATTCGCCAGACTGAGAAGCCCACGCTTTGTCGGCGTCGAACCACTCCTTGCCGTTTCTCGTGAAAATACCCGGCTTTCCGTTTCTCTGTGAGATCTCCCAGCTTTCTGCCTTGGTTCCGTTATTTAATCCCATTGTGGTGTCCTCCTTATGGTTTAGTCATCTTTGGAATATTATACAACGGAGCGGCGACGCTTATCAATCCTCCGTCCGGAAAATTTGCACCCCTCCCAGTTCTTTTCTGAGGGTAGGCACATAGGAAAAACCGCCCGGATCTTTATCATGTCCCCGGACGGCTTTCGCTGTTATACAGAGTAGCACGGTGGTTTATCCCCTTTTATCCCTTTTTGTCCCTTTTTATCCCCCCCTGTGTGCTCGTGAGCGTTCCGTCTGCGGCTTTCTCCTGAGTGTGTGCGTATTTCTTCGGGCGCATAAAAAAGCCCGCCGTCGGCCTTCCTGTGGCTTCTGGCGGGCGTTGTTATCCCTGTTCTTGTTTTGCTCTGTATATTTTGGCCAGCGATTGAAGCGCCGAGCCGTGCAGCTTGAATGTTCTTTTGAGGTAGCGCTGCTCGTGTTCGTCGTAGTCCTCTCGGCTACCATGAAGGGCGGCACATACTGTCCACCAGTTTGCTGCGTCGAAGTAGTGCATTTCTAACACGGTCTGCTCGTCTGGCTTTTCCATTTCGGAGATCATGGCCTCCAGTTCGCTGCGTTCCTGATCCTCGTCTGCGATCATGCGGCGGATCGTTTCCTCCAGTGTTACCTTCTGGATCACTTGCCGTTCTTGTTTGCTGGTTCCGTCGCCACCGCCTCCGGATATTCCGTCGAAGCTCGGCGAGGATATGGAGCCCATGACGGCCTCCAGATTCTCCAGCCGTTCGATCTGGTTGTCGATCCTGCGGTGGAGTGCTGCGTAGCTTTCCAGCTTTTTCTTGATCTCGTCGGTTTCCTTCGGCTGTTTTGCCTCACTGTTCTGGTGCATGGGTTCCACCTCCTTTCGCTGGCTTATTCCGTGAACATTCTCTCGAAGTGCTCGCGGCCCAGCTCTTTGCCCTTCCTGAACAGTCGGATCCCGGTCGTCTTGCCTGTTGTCTTTATGTAGCGCTTTACGATCACGTCCACAAATGCAGGCTCCATTTCCATGACATAGGCAGGCTGCCCGACGCTTTCCGCAGCGATCAGAGTCGTGCCGGATCCTCCGAAGGTGTCGAGGACACCCTTGGCCCACTGTGTATTGTCCAGCAGTTTCTCCAGTATTTCCACCGGCTTTTGTGTCGGGTGGAGTTCATTCCCGGAGCGGGTGGCTTCGATCACATTCCCGTAGCCCTTGTGGTTGTCCCATGCTGGCTTTGTCCTGTGGGCGAACATGACGAGCTCATGCTGAGCCCTCCAGCCGTTACCCATTCCCGGTGTTTTCTTATTCCAGACGATCATATTCCGGATCGCAAGGCCCGAAGCCTCCACCAGATCCCACAAATAGAGCCACATTCTCCAGTCTGTGAAGATGTAGGCCACCTTTATGTCGGTAGCGGAGAGGACGGCCCTCATCAGCGTTTGGTAGCCTCTGGTGCTGAGGTTGTCCGAGCTGATCGTCGGCGTTTTCTGCCCGCCGTTGCCGTCGGACTGTTTTGTTCCGATACTTCCGACGGACTTCCCGGACTCCTGAAAACCTCCGGAGCAGTACGGTGGATCTGTGAGAAGGATCTCCGGGTGCTTTCCGTCCATCAGCAGGCGCATGGCGTCCTCGTCCGTGGAGTTGCCGCAGACAACGCGGTGGCGTCCGAGGATCCAGAGGTCGCCCTTCTGGGTGATCATTCCGTCACCTTCTGGAGCTTCCGGGATCTCGTCCGGTTCTGTGAGGTCATTGTGCAGGGCTTCGGCCAGTCCAGTGACAAGGCTTTCCACTTCCTTGTCGGTGTAGCCGGTCAGCTCCATGGGGATCTCGCCGGTGTCAATGTCGGCGAAAATGTCAGCCAGCAGCTTGTTGTCGATCTCTGCCAGCTCTGCGATCCGGTTGTCGGCCACCAGATCGGCGTATTCCTCGGCCTCGTTCGTGTAGTTCTGGTAGTCCACCGGCACTTCGGTGAGTCCTTCGAGCTTGGCAGCAGCGAGGCGGCCGTGGCCCTTTACTATGAAGCCGGAGCGCTTCGACACTGTGATCGGTGCCCTCCACCCGGTCTGGCGGATAATGCGGCCGAGTGCTTGGATCTGTGCGTCCGGGTGTGTGTTCGGGTTCTTCGGGTTGGGGATCAGCTTCTCAATGGCCACGATCGCGTCATGGGCGCAGAATACTGGTACCCCTCCGGCGGTGGCCTTTGGCTGTGCTTCTGTTTTGTAGTCCATTTATTCGTCCTCCCTTACATACTCCCCGGCGTCTGCTGGAATGAGTCCGCACTCGAAGGCGCGGCAGATCTCCAGCTTTGACGCTCTGAGGATTTCGTTTTCTTTGCAGCCGGTGTTCCAGCATTTTTCACATATTTCTGGCATTGGCTACTCCTTCCGCGGCTTCGGCGCGTTCTGTACGTTTACGGTGTCCAGAGTGCGGGCTGCTTTCAGTATTCTGCGGCGGTAGCGCTTCCAGCTCTCGTCCTGTTTCTTTACGACGCCATAGATCGGGCCCACATTGGAGAGGGTGAGCTGTTCCATGGTTTCGTATTTCGGTAGACTGCGAGGGGAGAGCCCCAGCTTTTCGCGGATCCTTTTCTCGTAGTCGGTGTTGTTTTCGCCTTTATTTCTTCTAATACCGTAAATGGGGCCGACGCCGTTTAGCGTGAGCCCTTTCATGGATTCGTCCAGAGTGCGGGAGATCTTTCTCCTGCGATTGTATTCCCTGATCTTTTTCCCGGTTCGCCCGATCCAGATCAGGAGAGTGGCCACCCAGAGAGTGATCAGCAGCAGCGCGGTGGGTACCCACACGAGCCCGGCGATCACCACCGGCCAGCTCATTGATATAATGCCGCAGGCTTTCAGGATCGCCAGCATGGCCACGCCTGCGAGTGTTGCCAGTGTGTAGAGTAACGGCCAGCCCATAGGCTTGTTCTTGTTATCGTCCATTTCGTCCTCCTTTTCTTTTAGCTGCTCGTCTGGCTGCACGGTTCGGCCGCACCGGTTCTTGTCTGATAGGCCAGAGGGAGAGTGGGGCCGGTTTTTCCTGCTTGCTCCGCAGCATATCTCCGCCGATCTTGTGGAGCGCTTCCGAGTAGCTCAGCGCGGTGCTTTCCGCGAGTCTGCGAGCTTGTTTTTCTATGTCGTCGAGGTCACACTCCAGATAGAAGGCCAGCACTTCGGCGTATTGCCTGCACCTGAGCGCCTCCAGCACGTCCCTTGCTATTTTTCCGTCGGGGAAGTAGTGCCTCGCGTCTATTTTGAGGTAGTAGAGCCCATCTGTGTTATTTTCTTCTTTCACGCTTTGCCCTCCTTCGCTGCGCGCGGTTTGGGCCTTCCTTTCGGAACGGTGACAGAAGCCCGGCTTTGATCGCGCACTCAGTACAGAGCATTTTCGCGTCCTGTTCTTTGGCGAGGCGGTCAGCTTCCGGGTGTTTCCAGCATTTCCGGCCGCATGTCGGGCACTCGACTGGCTTCCAGTCCGGG